CGCCCCTGTTGGGCGACACCCCAGTCATTCACAATGACGTCCATACGTATGCCACATGAGCTACCCTACATAATCGATACCACGCGACAAGATCCCCAGACCTTCAAGTATCGTTGGATTAATCATCCAACTTTGCCTGATGGGACAGAGATCAATTCCCCGAATGTGCACTATCCAGATCCTTATCGGACGCGGATAGAGTACTACACGGAGAATTCACGTGGTTCGCGGTCTCTATGGAAGGACTTCGAGCACTATAAAAAGTCCTCGTCGTCTTACACAGAGCCTACGGTTAAGCACACTCACTATACTTCTCAGTATATTGCAGTGTGGCCTAACTCGACTAACATCTGCGGCTATCGAGAGATAGACGACAGGTTTGCAGGTTGGCCTCATACGAAGAGTAAGGATCTTCCCATATGGGATCTTCCTGAGTTCTATTCCCCGCTATTGTTGGATGGCCATTTTATTGGTCTTCCTTCTAGTTGGGAATCTCTGAAGCAGTCAGCACTTAATGTGATGCTGCCTCAGGTAAAAAGCGACCTAAGTCTGTTGAACTCTTTAGTAGAGCTCAAGGACTTTAAGTCACTTCCAAGAACACTGATCGGTTTGCGTGATCTTGCCGTCAAAGGCAAGCGCACGCTCCGATCAATTCTTCGGGGAGCAGCTGATGGTTATTTGCAAAACGCATTTAACATTCAGCCCCTCCTATCTGACATAAGCGGTATTTATACCGCTTTGTTGCGCCACGAAGCGCGTATAAACGCGTTAGTGACTCGTTCCGCGAAGGCTCAAAAGAGGTATTTTAGATACTTCTTTGTTGAAAATTCCGACGTCAACGACACTAGTTCCCACGGCATTAGCAGTGAATTCACTGCTGATACTATTGGTACTACTGAAGTTGAGCGTTGGGTGTTCAACGAGCCTACTAAGTTCCATGCTGTGATTGAGTACAACTTTTGTTTTACTCAATACCAACTCGAGCATGCTCGAGTATTAGCGCTCCTTGATAACCTAGGGGTTAACCTTAACCCCTCTATTATCTGGAATGCTATTCCCTGGTCATTCGTGGTTGATTGGGTTTTCGGCGTAAGCCGATGGCTCAACCAGTTCACGATAGCCAACATGGCACCGGTGATCAACATACGTAGATGCTCCTTCAGCGTTCTCAGGTCGAGAAGAATTGTCACAAATCATTCGATTTGTAACGACTCCCATCTCTTGAGTCCACCGAAGGTGCCCTCGCCAGTAGTCTTCGAAACGGCTTATCGCCGAATTGTAGGATTACCGTCGAGTAGCTCGATAATATCGGGCGGGCTGAACCTTAAAGAGTTCAGTCTAGGTGCCGCGCTCGTGTTATCACGACGTAGACGCCGCAAACGTTAGTTCACAGTTAAACTACATCAAGCATGCTAAGTAATACACTTAACACCAATGAGATCAAGAACAGTGCTGGGACGGAAGTTGAATTCTCCCGACTCAGTACCAGTCAGCGCACAACGGAATTCCAGCAAGTTGCTGAAGTTCCTAGTAACGAACACCGGATGAGCATTGCTCATCAGGAGTCCGGTTCGTTGTTGCGGAAGCGGCGTCGGTCGGTCGTTCGATTTGACAAAACTGTCATTTCTTCGGTCGACTCAGTCACTCCCGTAACGGTCTCTGCATATGTTGTCATGGACATCCCAGTGGGAGCCTTGACAGCACTTACAGAGCCTACACACGTACTCGCGGAGCTCATGTCGTTTGTGGCCTCTTTAGGGGCCTCGACGACAATCCTCTACGATGGAACGGGTAACGGCGCTGTCGCTCTGCTGAACGGTGGCCTTTAAACCATCGATATCTTTAGCGTCATAACCATAACATGTTTTTCTGCCCTTTTAACAAGGGGTAGTAGACATGCTGGTTGTGGCGTTTTGGGATACTTCTTTCAGTAGACTTCTCGCTCGCCTCATACTACCAACGGTCCTACACGCAGTAATGCGTGTAGGATCAAAGGTAGAACGAGGGGAGTTGGCGTTACGATCAGAGCTCACGGCTCACGTATATACGTAGCGGTATCCTGGTTTGGTGGAGAACCTATAATAGAAAAGTTACCCTGTATAACTACAGGGCCTCTTCCATATATATTATCCACTACTATCGGGATATCGGTTACGGGTACGTGGTCCGCGGTTGTATAATACAGTAGGTTCAGGAATGTCATGCGCCTTTTAACAGGCGTCATGCCATTCGGGATCGACGGTAATGTACCTCTGAACGGATTCAGTGATTTATTCATTGTTTTTGTTCATTGTTGATCATGGCGTTTCTCACGGATCGCGGTGTATTGCATGCTCTAGGAGTGAATCCAATTATGGACCACAATAAGAGCCTAGATGAAGTTAACCTCATCGCTGCACTACTCCGCGACGTTCAACGTCGCATGGAGTTGTGTTTTGACACACGTGCTTGCAAACTCACCTGTTTACAGGTGAGTAAGCGAACACGCGCTGAAGGTTTAGGTTTTCTCACGAAAACCTTACCACGTCTCGGCAAGGCCTTTGATAAGGCCCTTTCTATGAACGCAAGACTAAACATGAAGAAGTTGAAATTCGCAAGAATTTCTTCTACTTCAGAACTACCCAGGTTTCTGGGAGAGTTCTTTAGTCGTGTGTTCAACCCAGACGGCACGATCCTTCAGGATCCGTGTGCAGACAGTGTCGGTATCATCAGACAAGTTCTTTACTTGTTTTACAAGTATGAGTTGCCATATGAAGCCAGACAAGAACAAGAAGTCATCGACCGTTTTATTAAAACGGAAGATGAGCTCGTTGAACTCGAGCCCAGTCTGCAAGCTCTTGCTTACAGTACTACGGTTAGCTACTCTTCTCGGCGTCGACGCTATAAAGCGTCGACTCAAGTCGAAGTAGCACGCGAGGCGAGAATACTCTTAAACCAAGTATTTTCGTCGTTCGATCCTACTAACATAAGTCCACGACACGGCCCCGGAGCCGTTGCAACTAAGCAACGACTTTGGGAGAAGTTTCAGTGGACGAACATTAGTGGACGTATCACAGAGAAGTACCCTTTAGATGCATATTTCTATGCATCCTTAGGTCATTTCTGCGATGAACTGAAGGGCGTAAATTCCCTTACAGAACACGAATCCCCAGCACGAGTTGTACTCGTACCGAAGGATTCCCGCGGCCCAAGACTGATCTCGTGTGAACCCGTTGATTTTCAATGGATTCAGCAAGGTCTGTCTCGAGCTATTGTTCAGCATGTAGAAACTATTGAACTAACGAAGTTCAATGTTTTCTTCACAGATCAGAGACCTAACCAGATTGGTGCCCTTTACGGGTCCAGTTCGGGAAAGTACGTGACCCTCGACCTCAATGAGGCGTCGGATCGCGTTTCCTCTGCATTGGTTCGCCTATTGTTTCCGGAACACATTTTTGTGTATCTAGATGCAACAAGGAGTCTGTCTACCTGCTTACCTGACGGTAAGGAATTACCACTCAAGAAGTTTGCACCAATGGGGTCAGCTTTATGCTTTCCCATATTGGCGCTTACCATCTGGAGTATCCTTACTGCAGCGGCACCCGACAAAGATACTAGAGATAGTATCTTAGTGTATGGCGATGACGTCATAGTCCCCGAGGCTTACGCCTTGAACGCTATGGAACAGCTTGAATCGTTTGGGTTGAAAATCAACCGCGACAAGAGCTGCATCAATGGACTCTTTAGAGAGTCGTGTGGCTGCGATGCCTTTAATGGCGTCAATGTTACTCCCGTTCGGTTAAGAACGGTTTGGTCGTCATCACCTAGTCCTGATTCATATTGTAGTTGGATTAGCTATGCTAATTCTTTCTACGATAAGAAGTACTTCGCTACCTACGATTACATCGTAGGGCTATTGTCCTCTGTTTACAAGACAATTCCAGGAGAAGACATGTTTTTAACATGTCCTTCACTTAGAGAAGTTCCTGATTCACTGCGCCCCACCCGTTCTCGGACAAACAAAAACCTCCAAAAGAGGCAATTCTATGTCTGGGACGTTAAGGCACCAGTTATTAAGAAGGATATCGCTGGCTGGTCAATGCTACTTCGGTTCTTCACAGAATCGAATAGCGGTGACCACTCCAGTCTCTATCCGACTAACTGGAAGGAGGAGATTTCTATATCTCCTTTTTCAGTCAGTTCGTACACGAAGCGACGCGCTAGCATGCTAGTGCGCCGTTGGCGATGAGTTACATAGCGTAATGCTATGGGCTGAG